ATTTTATCAATACTAACTAAAGAATTTCTAACTAATAAACCTAGACCAGCTACACCAGCAACAGCAGCCAAACCTGTCTTCATATTAAAGATAGCTTTACTAACGCCTTTTAATCCACGTTTAAGTGAACTAAATGCTCGTTTAGTTCTATCTTTTGCGTTTATATCGAATTGTAATTTATTTCTTGCCATTATTTTTTTAACTTGCTATCACGATTTAACTTATCGTAAAAAGCACACCATAAGTTAAATTCATTCACACTCATATCTAGTATATCAGATAGTTTCAAGTTCAGGTCTTTGGCAAGATGTAGGATATTTAAAAGATCGTGGTCAGTTCTGATTTTTTTTTAGCCAGTCTTCAACTGGCACAACAGACAATATGTCTTGGGCCACTCTGGCCACTACTTCAGGATCAACTGATCTCATTAAAGTTTGTTTATCTTCTAATGAATAAAGTTTTTTTCCCTCTTTGTCTTCAGCTTTAAGAATTAAAACGTCAGCAAATAAAGTGACATCGTCAGGTTTGGTATTTCGAGTTAAGATTCTTTTATCGGCTAAAGTAAGAGGTTTAGCATAGACAGTAATACCCCATTCAGGAACATCAATAATCTTCCTGTCTATTGCTTTAAAATGTTCTTTGGCTTTGTCAAGAATATCACTCATAAAAGAGTAAATACTTAAATTCAGCTAAATAGTCAAATTAATTAAACTGTACCCCTAGTTAGCGCACCAGTTAAAGTAGCTGAAAAAGTTGCTTCTATCATACCATCAGTCGGAGTTGATACAGAATTGGCAGAAATGATCCACGTTCCACCAAAATAATAATCTGCACTTGTAGCACCCTCTGGATATAAATAAAGAGTCACTTGTTCACCCTCCGCTATTGCTATCTGTCCGTTAGTGTCTGTTTCGTCCCAGAAACACTCGACAGACGCAGTTGCGCCTTTTTTGCCAACTTGGAAAGTTTTGGAAGTATCAGTTAATGCAGTATCTTCTAATAATTCTGCTGTTGTATCTAAAGTAAAACTTCTTACTTCAGCAACAGTATTAGTTCCAACTTTAATTAATCCTGAACTTCCTGTATGTGTTGCCATTATTTATTTTCCTCTTTTTTTATTTTCTGTTTAGCTTTATTGCTAAACGTACTTATAGGTTTTTTAACAGCATCGTTGACCTTTGTGTAGCCCATTTTCAAATAATATTCTTCCATATCTTTTGAAACTGAAACAGTTGCTTCTCCATTAGGAGATTTTAAATTAATAATATTACTTGTCATAATTATACTCCAGTTTGTACTGCATTCTCTGTTGTATTGTATGAAATTAAATAGGTCAACCGCATCAATCCTGTCTTTTGACTGGCAGTATCAAAATCCACTTCTGTTGAAACTAATTTTGTATCTTTAGCGTGTCCACCACGAGAAATATCAGTTACCATCGCTTCTTCTACTTCTTCTGCAATCGTATCTAACGTATCATCTATGTTAGCTGTTCCTCGACAATGTGCTTCGATAATTAAATTTAATGCTCTGAATTGAGTTCTAGTATTTTGGCCCAATGTGTAATCTTCAACTGTTTCATCTAACGTATAAACAATTAAAGCTGGAAGATTCCCAGTTTGTAAAGGAAAGTATCTTGTTTCATAAACATTTGAACCAGTAGTAGATAAACTGGTAATCGTGGTAACTACGTGTTCTCTAATTGCTTTTCTAACGTGAGCCATATTATCCTGATAATGTAAATCTCGTCACTCCTGTTCCGTCAGGAAGTATCTCTTTAATATAATAAGTAACAGTATCAATAACAAAAGTATCATTGAAAGTAGCATCAGAAACATCACTTGATTTACAAGTAAAAAATGGCACTTCTTCTATAAGTCCAGCTTCGCCTACACTTTGTTCTACTGATTCTTTATCGAAAATACCTTTAACTGTTGAACTCGTACCAGCACTTACATCTGCAAATGTAGCTGATTTAGCAAAATCATCTGTATCAAAGAATATTGCTCGTTCTGTATCTGATTCTATTGCCATATTACTTGTTTTTTTTTAAACATTTTGTTAATACTTTTACTAGAGATGGATTGGCCATGAATATTTTTTCATAACCATTACCTACTGCAACAGCAATAGGTTCTTCCCCTTTAGTATTCACATCAATATCTTCCATATTCATAATTATATGAAACATCTCGTGCATTAAAGTATTAAATAACCTTAAATCTTTCAACCTCTTGTCTAAATGAAGTGTATGTAAATTCGGATCGTATAACCCTAAATAATCTTTAGGAGTTTCATAATGAACTTTGATCTTTCTTTTACCATACTTGATAAAAGATAATTTCATTACATTAGAATATTGCGAATAAAATAATTAGAATAGCAACAGCAATTCCAATAGAAATTTTAGGATTCGCTTTTGCTAGTTTTAACCAGTCTTTCATAGAACTCCTATTTCTTTTTTTTACGTGAAAAGATACTTTTCTTTTTCACAGCTTTGTTTTCAGGTTTTTTCATATCTTCAGCAACAGCAATAGCGTGTCCACCACCAATTAAGACACTACCATCTGCTTCTGACGCTTCAACAACTTTACCAGCTTCAGCAAATACGCCTTTAACAAAAGTCTGCTTTAATATTTTTATCTTCATAATTATTCCTTTGTATATAAAAGAAAAGGCGAGGTCAAACCTCGCCTAATCTTATAAACTCACTAATAATCAAATATTAGCTTGTTAAGTCTTTAATCGCCGCAAAACTTTCTGCGTGTCTAACAGCAACATCTACATCGTATAACCCAATTATTCTAGTACCACCTTTAGCGGCATTAGTATAAGGATCAACCGATATGTCCAAACTACCCCATTCTCCAATGATTAAATCATTGAAGTTTCCAAAAGTAAGAGCAGAACAAGTTCCACTTGCTGTACCTTTAGTTAGGTTATCTGGAGAATTTGTTGTTGAAAAGACATTATAGCCCATCAGTTTGTTTTGATCATTCATGATCATCACAGAGTCAGATGAACTAACTTTAGCAATAGCCATAAATCGTGATATTTGGAGTGGCGAAGTAACAAAAGCCAATGCGCCTACATTTGCATTGTCAGTAGCAACTTCTTTCCAAGTTTCAACAACTGTAGCCCAAGTTCCCTGGTCACCATTCGTACCCATAGCAACTGCACCAATACCACTTGTACTTAAAATACCAGTAGGTTTGTTGCTAGTTCCTGTGCCTTGAATAGCTTGCTTATCCACTTCGTTAGATAATGTCTTAATTATGTCATTTCTAACAATAGTTTCAATAGCTGGAGTAGATTGATGCATTAAGTGTCTTGATATGTCAGTAAATGTTCCCAAAGTTTTTGGAGCCATTGTGACTTGTCTGTAAGTTGGATTAACTTCCGTTACAGCCGCATTTTCTGCAACCCAAGACGCAGAATTAACTGCATTTTGAGCTGGTATAGCAACTTCGCCAACTAAACCACTTAAGAATAACGCACCAGCTTGTTTAACAACCATATTTGCTCTTAACGCTTCAATAAATGAACCTGCTAAAAGGTTAGTTGCAACCAAGTTTCCACCATCGCCAGCCGCACCCTGAATCAAATCTCTTGTCCATCTTACGTCAGACGGTATAAAGATTCCTTTAGGAGCTTTGCCAGTTTTACGAGAGATTTCATCAGACGCTTCTTTTTCAAGTTCAGCACCAGACCAATCTCCAGTTGTCATTGCTTTAATAGCTTTGACAATAGAGTAATCTCGTTCTTCCTTGTTAGAAAGTCCAACTACATCTTTTTTTTCCAAAGGTTTTGCTTCACCAAGTTTGTTTAGAACAATTCCTCTAAATTGAGCAAGACTTGTGCCATCATTAACTGATTTATCTGCAAGGTCTGAACAATTATGTCTTGACCCTAAAGATTGAATTTCCTTAACTCTAGCTGTTTCGTCTTTTCTCGCTTTAGCGACTTGTTCTTCAACATTAACTTTAGAAGTTTCCACTTTTGGAGTTTCGTTTGCTTTTTCCATTGTGTTTTCTCTAGTTATGACTTTGAT